GCTGTGGTGGAGTTTGGTATTAAGGGTAAGCATAAACAAGAGATTGCGGTAACATTTTTTAAAAGACTTCAATATATACTAGATTCTGAAAAGGTTTCGTATGATGGAAAAGTTCTTGCAGAAATTATTAATAAACATTTTCCAGATTGGAGAAGAGTTCTCAACGAATGTCAAAGGTATTCGGTTGGAGGAAAAATTGACTCTGGTATTCTTGCATCTTTCTCAGACGTATCTGTAAATGATCTCATTAAAAACCTTAAAGAAAAGAACTTTGCGGAAGTTCGTAAATGGGTCGTTAGTAATTTGGATAATGATTCTAGTGTATTACTGCGTCGCATTTACGATAGTCTTTACGAATCCTTGGTCAATAGCTCTATTCCTGCTGCCGTTCTTATTATTGCGAAATATCAATATCAAATAGCATTTGTTGCAGATCAAGAAATTAATATGTTAGCATGTCTTACAGAGATAATGGTTGAGTGTAACTTCAAATGAATACTAAAGTAATAGCTAGTGCTAAAACTCGTGATCCCTATCCAGTTTATAAGTTTTATAATGAACCTAAAGATTGGTCTTGTAATGGAACTGTAAAGATTTCTTGCAAAGATGGTAGGGTTGATGTTACAATATTTGAAAAGGATTCTATCAAGGTTCATCGTTTAGAAGTTTATTCAGATGATGGCCCTGTTGGTGCAAGACTTACTGAACAATTTGAACATCCAGCATGACAAAAATAACAAAGAAACAAAGGCATCAAGTTAAATCTAGATGGTATTATATCTTCTGGGGTACTGCCACTGTAGCAGTTGTTGCTGGTCAGGTATTTGTTGGAAGTGGTTTCCGTAGAATGGCTGATAGTCTTGACGATGTATTAAAATCTCCTATCATATTAGATATAGGCCCTCAACAACCAATGTGGGATGACCCAATGATTATACGATGATAATAAGTGAAGCAGATGCTACTTGGGCTGCTGACGAATTTATTGATTATTTTAGAAACTTTACATCCATTGAAGATTATCTTCGATATGTAAAGAAAGAATTAGTTGCTCAAACAAGTCAACTTACTCCTTTACATGATGAGTTCTTTAATGAAGATATCCATCCAGAGGAGATGGAGTTTGATATTAAATTTATTGGGAATAGATTTGAACAATCTCTTCCTCAAGAGCATTATAATAATCTATTAGCAGCAGTATCTTCTCACAATAATGAAAGTAATATACCTGGTAGAGAATTACGTTGGATGGTATATGAGAAAAGAACACAAAGGATTGTAGGGTTTATAAGATTTGGTTCACCAACTATCAATTCAAAACCAAGAAATTTATGGTTAGGTAAACCACCTAATCTTTCTGTGTTTAATCGTCATGCTGCAATGGGATTTGTTATTGTTCCATCTCAACCTTTCGGTTACAACTATCTTGGTGGTAAGTTACTTGCATTGATGTGTGTATCTCATTTTGCAAGAGAAACTTTGAATAGAGTATTTGAAAAGGATATTGCTTTATTTGAGACTACATCATTATATGGATCTACTACATCTGCATCACAGTATGATGGATTAAAACCTTTCTTCAGATATAAAGGATTAACTGAGAGTAAGTTCCTTCCTTTACTTCATGATGAGGTATTTCATCGTCTTCATAATCGGTTTACTGTATTAAATAATAATACTCCATTGACAGATAATAAAGCATCATCCAAAAAGATGAAGCGTCAGAATAAAATGATTGCTAGTATTAAGAAGTCATTAAAGGATCAGGATAAACTTGATGAGTTTAATTCTGTTATTGATATGGCATTTGGTTTAACGCAAAAGAAAAGATTTTATATTTCTGATTATGGATATGGTAATGTTAGAGAAGTTATTAATGAGCAGCAAGATAAATTGATTCCAGGTCAGAACTGGGATAAGTTTCATCTTGATAATATTATTAAGTGGTGGAAGAAGAAAGCAGGTAAGAGGTATGATAAATTAAAGCAGGAAGGTAGATTTAGAACTAAGGTTGAATTGTGGACTGATGATGATGACATTCAAATAATACGATGATTACACTTCTAGAACAATTAAATTACAATCCCCCAAAGATTGAGGAATATCAGAAGGGAGATCTTACAGTTGTTTATGATACCAAATATGGGTATTATAGATTTTGGATTGGCCCTCCAGAGACTGCTAGGGAATTGATGACATATAATACTATTAATCATGAACAGGCATATGAACTTTATTCCCATTATTATTTTGCAAAGGGTCATTGTATATGCACTGGATTAGGTTTTGGTGTTCGTGAATCTTGGTTATTAAATAAAAAGGATGTTTCAAAGATTACTGTTATTGAGAAAACAAAAGAGGTTATTGAATATCAACAATTAATTAATCCAGAACTTTGTAAGAATATTGAGATTATTCATGCAGACGTATCTGATTATAAGGGTAAATGTGATACTCTTCTTATAGATCATATAGAAGAGGAACCTGATACTTATAAATTATCACAAGCATATAATTTATCTCAGAATATTGATTGTGATGTATTATGGATGTGGGCTCTTGAAGATATGGTTACGGTCTTACAAAGAAATCATAACAAAACAAAACCTTTTACAACTAAGGTTGAGGTTTATAATCAAATTAAAACAGCATTTTATTTGGATTCGTTACCTGAAGTTGATGAGGAACTATTAGATTTACTTTACTTCATGTATAATTCTAAACATGTCAGTAACTATGAGCAACTTTCTCGTTCTTATGGGCCAAAGTCTTCTCTTCATCCAGGAAAATTGATCGGAGATGTAGAGTGATAGAAAAAATTATTTTCATATCCTTAATATTACTTGAAGAGTTTGTGAAAAGAACTCTAATTGGTGTATACTATATGTGTCAGAAATTTGATTACTGGAATTTTAATCGTAAACTACCAAAATGACTGAACTTAAAGATTGGTTGAACTCTATCAACTTTACAAAGAAAAATTTAATAGAGGAAGATCCCGATCTTATAAAGGATTATCCTCCATATATTATTAATCGCTGTTTATCAGGTCATCTTGATTGTATTATGTTTGTGAATGAGATGAATAAATATTCTTCTCTTGATAAAGATCTTCAATATTCTTTTTATCTAAATACACTTAGGAAAAAGAAGAGATTCAGTCCCTGGCTCCGAAAGGATAAAGTCACAGATCTTGAAATCATTAAACAATACTATGGTTATAGCAACGAAAAAGCAGCAAATGCTTTAAAGATATTAACCCCTGAACAGATTAAATTTATTAAACAACGACTTGACACTGGAGGATTGAAATGACAATGACTACGGAACCTACTGTAGAGTGGGCTCAAGATAAGATGCTTGAGGTGGTTCTAAATGAACCTGATGATTTCTTAAAGGTTAGAGAAACTCTTACAAGAATTGGTGTAGCATCAAGAAAGGAAAAGAAACTCTACCAATCTTGCCACATTCTACATAAGCAAGGTAAGTATTATATTGTTCATTTTAAAGAATTATTTGCACTTGATGGGAAACACGCTAACCTTACTGTTAACGACGTTCAGCGTCGGAATCGTATTGCTAGGTTGCTTTCTGACTGGGGCCTCATATCTATCGTAAAGGAAAGTTCTGTTGAGGATATAGCACCATTAAATCAGATTAAGGTTCTTTCATATAAGGATAAGGGAGATTGGATTTTAGAACAGAAATATAATATCGGTAAAAAAGGTAAGACACAGGATACAGAATAATTGAAAAAATTTATATTTGACGTTGATGGGACACTAACTCCTAGTCGCAAAAAGATTGAGCACGAATTCTGGGCTCCCTTTCTAATATTCTGTCGTAATCACGATGTCTATCTTGTCACTGGTAGTGATAGGCAGAAGACATTGGAGCAGTTGGGATTGGATATATGCTACACTGCTAAACGTGTATATAATTGTTCTGGATCTGATGCTTATGAGAAAGATAAAAATGTTTATAGGGATGATTGGGAGTTACCCAAAGATGTAGAGATGCATCTAAATGATGAGTTAGTATTCAGTGATTTTCCTTTACGTAATGGAAATCATATTGAGAGAAGACCTGGTGGAGTTAACTTTAGTATTTTGGGTAGAGATTCTAACCCAATGAAGGGTAGGAAAGAATATATTAGTTGGGATAATATACATGGTGAAAGGGAGTATATTGCCAGAAGACTTTTATATAACTTTCCTGATTTAACTGTAGCACTTGGTGGCCAAACTGGTATTGATATTGGCCCTAAAGGTGCTGATAAGAGTCAGATATTAAGAGACTTTAATGAAGATGATGAGTTGCACTTCTTTGGTGACAGAATGAAAGAAGGTGGTAATGATTATTCTTTAGGGGAAGCAGTAAAGAAAAGGGGCGGTTATCCGCATCCTGTTAATAACTGGGAGGAAACCCGAACCAAACTTATCAAGTTAACCGAAAAGGTAATTATAACTGAGTGATATAATTAGTATTGGATGCCGAAAGGATCCACACAATAAAACTCGCTTTATAAGGAGCCTATTATGACTAACCTTCAAAGGTATCATGCTGCCAATCTTCCTGAATTGATGGAAAGAATTCAGAGAAATA